CTAATTTCTTACTATCCAGCGGAGCTTTATCAAACTGACTACGTTCGGCTCTAGTTTTAATATCTAAATTACCAACTAATTCATTTGATTCTAAACGTATTTTATTATCATCATATGTTCCGGCACCTAAACTTGGGGCATCATAATAATATATTTCTTCAATCGAATCATAAGGCGTTGTACTAGACCAGTCTGTAAATGTAGCAGACATACTAGAAGAGGCAGGTTGAACACCTTGCATCGAGCCAGTTAATGTATGATTAACTTTCTGCGTTAATGGCAATCTAAATATTAAATCATTATATGGATTAACATTATTATAAGCAGCCGGAGCTTTTGTATGATTTTCAAACTCCGAAGTTTCAATGCTACCCGACCATAATCTTAATTCTTGAAGTTGTCCTTTTAACCGCGCAGCATTAGAATTATCTCCCAACACTAATTGATCTGGCGCGGTTGGTATTATAATTCCACTTCCTGTTGCAACAGTTGTTGCAACAATTTTTCCATATTTAGAACGTTTAACTACAGCAGTACAATTACCATTTCCATCATTTTGTAATAACAAATTAAGCCAACCGCCATCAAACATTTCAATTGGGGCTGAAGCTGTCATTCCGGATATAGATACAGTACCCTTAGTACCAGATATGAAATCTAACAATACGTAAAACGATCCGCTAGGGAAATTCAATAATTCCATGGTTGATGGCATTGTAGGATTTGTTCGAACATCATCTAAACGGAAACGTAATTCTAGTGCAGATATATTTGTTGTATATGGTATCGAAACAACCCCATTCGATGTATTAATTAAATCTAATGCATAATCAAAATTTAATTTTTCATATATAGGTGCTCTATCAAGTCTAGGGCCGCCATACTCTTTAATTGTTATCATTGATTGTGGCACACCATAACATGATAACAAGGCTTGTACACTTCGTTTTGTACCTTTTGATTTTAATAATAACGGTAAATTATTAACAATACGGCGCCATACTGCATACGTCATATCACGACCGGGTACACTAGGATCTCCAACTGTATTTGACCCAGTTAATGGAGTACCAGTTTCAGATGTACCTAAAACATATTGCCACAAGTCCTGGTATTGATTTCCATCCGTTAAATTCCACCCAAATTGTTTTGCTACAGAATATAATAATTCATTTGGCATACCTAATTTAGGATTTTCTTCTCGCTTATTAATTTTAGTCATCTCATGAATATACGTATAAAGTATATCATAATGATGACCTAACATGTTAACGAATGTAACTACCCCTTCATTTGTAGAATCATATTTAATATGTTCTGGTAAGGAGTTTAATAATGAATTATAATTATACGTATCATATAATGATGCAGATTGATATACATTATTAAACCAATTTGTAAAGGCTGTACTGTTTGTTGACGCTAATGTATATGGTACCGTAGAATTAGTTTTTGGTGCAGGCGTAATATAACTACCAGTTACTCGAGATACTGTTGGAGATTCATGCGGCACATCATGTGTTGACAATATTGATGATGATTGATAATACAAATATTGTTCAAATGCATCAAACCCACTAAGTAATGCTGTACGTCGAGATGCATAATCTGCGATATTCGTTGTAGCAACACTACCAGATAATTGTGAAACTACCGCACTTTGCGAGGTATAAAATTCTAATAATTCTAATTTATATTTAAAATTTTCTAAACGTTCTGCAGCCGAACTATAAAATATAAAATTATTAAAATCAGAATAATCAATATTCAATTTTATACCAGATAAACTGCCAGAAAAATATGCGTCAACAATTTGCTGAGATGTTTGTACTGACGATCCTAATAAATCATTCCATGCTTTAAGTCCGGTGTCGGTAGATGTATTCCATGATGCGTTAGCACTCCAATTAGGATTTGCTAACGCATTAAATTTAGTTTGGATAACAGCCGGCGTGATTGAAACACGATCAATATATGGAGATTTTAATTCTTCAGCGATCCAACATTTAAAATCAATTTCAAATTGTTCCGGTAATGGATTTTGCAATTTAACATATACATAATCTCCAATTACAACACTATTAACAAAAAGAAATGTTTGATTTCTACTAAAATTTAATATGTATGATTTGTGCCATTGCGAGTTTGTATGATCTACAGTGTCGATATACGATGTTATCTGTTGTAAAAATTCCGGGTTTTCATCGTCAATCGCTCGTAATCGTATCTCAGTTCTATCTGGAGAAATATCATCAATTCGCAAATGTTGAAGATCATAACTACCAATTAAATTTTTAAAAAAATTGACTGCAATTTTAAAGGTGCCAGCAGTCAGATTTAATTTGCTAAATTCTTCATAAATATCAATAGCAACCGGAGTATGCGGCAAACTAATTTTTTGTTTAGTTATTGCATTTTGATATTGTGGAATTTTAGATACCCGCTGTACCAAATGATTACCAGTAATCCATGTATCATCAGAATATACATGTAGTTCAATCTGTGTTCCAGCTGTTGCTTGAACTAAATCAGATACTAAATCAATTCTAAAATCAGCATCATAACTAAATAAATCAGTTTTCGTTTTAGGAATTCTGTTTGCTGTAGATGATTTATTAGCAGAATTAAGCTGTTCGATATTTGCGTATTGTGTTATCATTTATCAAATTTCCTGATTCCATTCATCAACATTTTTACTTGCATCTGTAATTACCCAATAAGTTTGCTCAGCTATAATTGTATGTCTCGCCTCACTAGATTTACATCCGATACTAAACATGTCTCCAATTTCAAATGAATTATTTGGAATTATAACATCATACGTTGTATTTATCGGTGTACCGCTTACTGTGGCTTCGATTCTACTGTCTTCTGGAAATATTTGATATCTACGATCAATCGGCGTGTCAGGTCCTTGTTTTATTATAGAAAATTGAATATTGCCTGCAACGGGACTTATAAATCTATGATTCATTTTAATTCTAAAACGAAGATCCTTATTTGAATTTTTTATGTCTTTAGTTATAGTATATAAATTTCTAGACTGTTGTGGCAATCCTTCAACAACCTCATCCATTGCCGTGCCCGTAAATGGACTAGATTCAAAATTAGTACTAGCAACCGGAGCTACATAATCATCTTCGGGCTTATATCTTGCATATATTAAATCTAGATCAGGGGTTTCAAATGTTGCTAATTCGTCAGTTAAATCAATCTCAGCAGACCCGGATGAAATAGCACGTACCTGTACAGGAAATTTATAATATTGAAATCTAGTGTCTAAAACTCGTAATGCTGATTTTGTAGAAATTCGTTCAGTTACTGGATCAATTATTAGCAACGGATTTGTAGTAGACCCCTCTTGCATCAATATATTACCAGCTGAATCACGAGGGATGATATTAGTATCATTTGAAACATACGTTAATCCTTCACGAATATATCGTGATTGCTGTTCTAATATAATTGGATCTAATCTATTAAAAGTTTTTGCCATTATCTAACTACTTTAAAATAAACTTGGTCATTGACATACTGTTCTGTAATTCCATCTTTTATTTTTAGTTCTAAACGATAATATCGTTCTGGCATAAATCCGTTCATATCTAAATAGATAAAATTACTAGTACTATCACAACTAACTTTATTATAAATATCATCATACGGAATTATAGCTTCATCTGTTGCTGCATCAAAAACCGCATAATACGTAGTTGCCGGTAAAAACTTTACAGTTTCGTACGGGAATAAATTTGTAGGAGATTTTTGTGGATATTTGTCTCTAGTATAAATACGTATTTTTGAAATCTCTGTATCTTTATACTGAGGTTTTGTATTTGTGTATATTACATATGATTCTAGATTTACCGAAGTAAGCGATCCAGTTACAAATGTACTGTCATCCCAATACATGGTTAATCTAGGTACATAAATTGTATGCGTATCTCGACTAAAGAATCTAATATATCCACTAACATTATTATTAGATTCATCCGAATCTGCAAATTGCAATAAGAAGCCATGGTTTGGTATAGAAGCTCCACCAGATCCACTTATCCATATTTTTACCGCATCGGTTACATTCATCATGATATCACTTGTGCGATATGAAAATGATTCCGAAGAAATCAAGCCCGCGCTACTACCTGAGCCAGATTGGTACATCCAAGACCCACCAGTACCTGATCCAGAGACATACAATGTACTAGTACCAACTTGTTGCTGTTGACTTGATGATATCCATGCAGACCCGCTCAGTGGTTCATTCCATGTAGCACCATCGGTAGTTAATGAAGATAAAAATCCTGTACCATTTGTCCATGTTTGCCCTGCCAATTTTGCATATATAGAATATTCAGATGGCAAATTTTTTGCATGTGATGTATATAGTTGCAATACAAATTTACAATCATTAACTGTTTTTCCGTATTTAGCTAATGATGCGGAAATTTCTGACATATCAAATTTAAGTAAACTTCTGGATTTTAGCAGGGTTTCTCCTTCAGTGTCTAAACGTTTACCGATTTCTAAAATTTCATCCAATCCGGTGTTATATGTCGGAAATGATTCGTATAATGTTGTATCTTTTTCTGCGTAAAATATTCTAAACATGTTTATTTATTCCTTTAATAATTTACAACTCGACCTTTGATATCTCGATTCGGAAATTTAACTTCAAAAATACTAGGGTCTAAAGAAGGATAAATTATTCCATTTTTAGTTGCAGTTGTAAGATCGTATACATTTCCGGAATATCCAAAAGCCGTATCAAATTTATTTGATATCGCAACACTAACTACAGACTGTACTCCCGTTACATTGGCCAATGTAGTAGTAATATCTGATTTGATTATAGGTTGATTAATTTGCCATTTATCAACATCGAAAAATGATTTCAATGCATTAATACATTTTAATAATGTTTCATTGCTATTGTAATTTGACAACACCGCAATTTCGAAATCAACGGCAATATTAATGATGAATGCATCTTTTATATTTACCGCATCAGTTAAGATGCGATAATGATCAAGATACGTTTTTAAATTTTCTTTAACTGCTTGATTTAATCCAACCAATTGTTTTGATTCATTGAAACCTAACACATACATGTTCATTGCTAACGGATTAGGCACCCGTGTTGATTGATATTCTTGTTGAGATAATTGATCATCTGGAACAATATATGCTTTAGCTACGCTGCCATATTTTGCTGGCATAGAATAAGCACGAATTATATAATCTTCTCGGGTTACTAAACGATTTTGTGTTGCAAAATTAGCTAACGCATTATTTTTTATGTCTTGCAATGTGTCTGCAGTTTTAGCACCAGCAGCCGCGGTTGCATTATTAGCAGCCAATGTTGTTTTTACAAAATTAACAGTTGATGCATTAATATTAGAGTTGATATCTTCGTTGTATTCAACAAAATTAATTTCAGTTAATACATTAGGTGCGACATTATCCGTTACGCCATTACCCGTTGTATATGACACCGTTAATGTAGTATTAGCAGGTGCCTGGCCATATGTTCTTGTATATAAAAAATTTGAAGGGTCAATATCAACATCAACTGCGCGTCGGAAACCAGCTAATCCATTTCCGACATTATCAGGATTCGGTACAATTTCTTCATCATTGTTATCAGAAATCCCAGGACCAAACTGCAATTCTAATTTATTGTCACTTCGCAATCGCGTTATATATCGTTTTGCTGTCTTTTTTAATTTTAATAAACTAGGAGAAGATGACCGATATTGAA